TTCCCTATGTGATAACCCCGACTGTTTAAGGTCAGGCTACTCCACTCCGAGACGGAATGTCCCCACAAGGAAGCCCAAAGGCCTCCTGCATGGGTGACATCCGCGCTGGCTGTATTCGGCCTCCACGTCCGCAGTTGCCATTTCTGGAACCGCTTAGATCGCTGAGGTCGAGCATCGTCCCAAGGAACATGCAGCACTGAATCACCAAATTCGGGAGGGCCCTTGAGTAGGGGCCTAACGCTTTTCCCGACCAGGTAGTGCCACATGTCCTCGAACCGGCTATCGGCCCAATAACCATACCTCTGAGAGGCACGGTGACGGAGCCGATTTGCAGCGCGCAGACATTCCATCGGCCCGAGGGCCGAACGGAAGTACGGAGGAGTAACGTCAACACCGTGGAAGAAGTGACCGCCGCAGGACTCCCGAAAGAGCCCTTCGACGAACGTCTTCTTACTATTAACCTCAAACCCAACTGCGCTCAGCAGCTGGATCGTTGGCACGGCATCTTGCGTTTCAACGACGATGTCATCGCCGTACACGCTGACGGTTTTCCCCTTCGACACAGATCTTGCTAAGGCCCAGAAAAACAGGGTCTCGAGCTCGAACGTATAACCGTTACCCATCGAGGATACTTTCTCGTAGGTGATCGGTGTCGAACCAACCAGCCCGCTAGCACTTCGTAAAGACAGCACGTGGCGAAGCCAATCAGCTGGTAGGAGAACCTCACAGAGAGCAAGCGATATGGAATCGCTTGCTGCACTCAGGTCAATGGTAGCCAGTTCACCGGTTAAGGATCCTTGACATGCCAACTCGCGGTTGCGAGCCTGAGAATCTGGAAGGAGAAGCCGACAAGACCTCTGCAAACGACGACGAATCATCGTTCCGAGTGCGCGCTGGAAGAACATATTCCAGTCCGGTTCGATCGCAATGACGCGATCTATCTTGGCGTTCTTCGGTACGGTGGTAACCTTGTTCCCGACGACGACCTCCAGTTCGGAGGGTCCGTCCCAACCAGCATTGTAACGCCGGAAGGCTTCGAGATAAGGAAGGCATGACTCAGTAATGTGGGTAGCAAGTTCCCACTTATTAGGTTGACTCGCTTTGGATCGCGAGAGCGACGTTGTCGCCCCCGGCCCGAAACTACAACTGCCGCCGAACTCATCAAAGTCGAAGCGACCCAGGACTCGTTCTACGAGTGCCCGGGCCCGCCGCAGGCTTCCGCGAGGAAGCGCGTGGCGGGACTCCCACTCAACAAGCGCGGCGTTAGCAGTAGCGCAC